TTGGCACCAGAAATTCCGGGTTTAAACCCGCTTTGGTCCCCCATACCGAAGTCCCCGATACCACCGACGCTCATACCCGGAGGAATCATTGCAGCCCCTGGACCGGGTGGCGCAATACCAAACTGTGCGATCGGTGATTGTTGGTTACTAGATTCATACTGGAACATGACGGCCCCCATTCAGGTGTTGAATTTTGGTAGTTGCAGAGAGATGTCTGCAAAATCTTCGATCATACTGAAGCTCACTTCCGCTATGTCGGAACCGTTCAGCATTGTTCTTTGAAGGAAAGAGTCCATGGATTCCGCACGGGGGAACGGGGTTTCCATAATCTCTGTCAACATTAACGGATTGATTGTAACTCCGCTATAGCCAAGAAGCTCTCTTGTTAGGTTTTCAATCTTGTCTGTTTCACTGCCATACCACTCTGTCAGGCCCGCAAATTCTTCCCGAATATCTCCGATTTCTGCTTGAGCCAGTCCTCTCACAGCACCTGCCACAGAGTCAGTCATTTTCATCAGGTTATCCACCCGCATCATCTGACCCCAATCGATGTTCCATGAGCCAGTGGTCTGGAACTGCATGATCGACTGAAAAGCGATGAAAGTCGCAATGGCGCCAATTATCGCGCCAAGCTTTTCTCCAAAGAGTGCGGTAGATCCCATCTGGATGACTGTTGTCAAAGCCACGGCCGCCAGCGCGTTCACAAAAGCCCCTGCAATCAGGGCGCTAGTTCCTGAAAATCCCAGTGTTGTTCCGACTGCCAGATTGGATCCCAGCAGTCCTATTGCACCAGGGAAAACAAATGCTCCAATCACCGCAATAGCAATCATCAACAGGATCCTGAAGAACCCTCTCTGATACCATTTCTGTTTCGTGACCTGATAGGAGTTGAACACCAACAGAGTGTTTCCCACAGCCATCTGCGTAGACGACTTCAGGCTGACTTTCCTCAGTGTTGGGTAGTGGATCGGGATCGTGAACCCGTTCTCTTCCGGATCATCCAGAGCTTCCTGCGGACGGATGCTAACGGCATTCCCTCCATAGATGAAATTCTGAAACAACAGACCTCTCAGCGTCAGTCTCCTGAAGCTCGTTTGAGACGTCTGGTGATAGATGTAGGTGTTGTCGAAACTGTTCCTGTTGGTCGTCCCAGGATCATAGAATTCTTCTTCTGTGATCTCCCCGAACCAGCAGTCACCAACTTTGGCTGTTGGCTTTCCAAGCCCTGGCTGGATGCTTTCGCTGATCGTGATCCAGTTCAATCGAATGTCGTAAGACGCCGTCACCTCTGCGTTCGACTTCAGTCGGATCTGGTTTGTGACTGGCGTGAATCCTTCAAGCCCACTGGCATTCTTTCCCGTCTGCCATGCTGTGTAGTCCAGCTCACTCCACTGCTGGTAAGCGGTAAGCATCTTGAAGAACTCATACAGGTAAAGCCTGGAGTCGTTGTCCATCGTGTTGAGAGGAACCCCAAACTGCAAATAACAGTGATCCACGTCTCCGATGTTCTCGTTATCAGCTATTTGCGTGAGGATATCTTCGATTGGCTTGCCCGTCAGCTTCTTATAAGCTTTGGCACAATCCCCAAATATTTCGTCATAAGTTGGATCGTCAATCGCCTTGTTGTCCAACCTCAAAGGAATAAACGGCATAAACTCCGCCAGTGACCCGGCTGTTTCATCCAAAACATCCAGCTCAACGGTCCCAGAACCAATCTGATAAATGAAGATCTTTGAGGTCGTTACTGTTTCGGTTTCTTCTGGGGGCGGGGGATCAGGCAGTGGATCCGGGGGTGGAACCACCACCTCAACAGCTTCAGTGTATCGAACATAGATATACCGCTCGTCACTGTCGAACGTGGGAACAGGCACCGACTCCGTGCTGAAATCTGCGTACTGGATAACAAGCGCACCACTCGCACGATCATAATCAGCAAGCCAATCCGTTCCAATGTCTGCTGGCCGGGTTTCCAGAATGTGCTTCTCAGCCCAAACAAAAAAGTCAGCCCCTTCCAGAGCCTGACTGTTTACAGTCACCACCGCTTCTAAATCACTTCCCAGATACGGCTTGAAGTCAAAAGTGTTGATGTTCTTTCCGCCGACGATTTCCGCGGTGGGGACTCCTATAGGAAAATTCTCCAAAGCCCATCGGCTGAACTGCCTCTGCTTTATGGAGGGCCCTCTCAGGTGTGCCTGAACCAGCTCACGTCCGACGAACTTCTTTCGTCCCTTTGGATCCAGAACGGTTCCAATGACGGACATCGCCGCGTAGTTTGGGCGGTCATCTCGATCGCCGGCAAGGTTGTAAACCGAGGACGCGACGCTCACAATCGTCTTGCTGCTAAATAGTCCCATGCGGTTTCAGGAGAGGCCTTAGCCTCCCCTGCCCTTCATCTGTTTCAGGTCAACCCTGCGTTTGCCCTGATCATTCCAAGCACAGCTTCCACCCCTGCGTTGGTCAGCTCGTCTGGAGCTATCAGACCCTCATCCAGCGTCTTCTGGGTGATCCAGCCATCAAGATACATCTTGCCGATCTTGCTTTCAGCATCTCGCTGGTAAGACGTGATCTGCTGAGTATAGAGCGCCTTCTGCTTTCCGATGATACCGTCCACTGGAGTGACACCATCAGACCGTGTGTCCTGTGTCTGGGCGCGTTGTGCTTCTGTCTGTTCCCCAACCATTTCGATTTGAGCAACTCCGAGATTGTATTTTACATCCTCGTTGGCAATCTGCATCTGAGCCAGCACATGCTGAGCCTGGAGCATTTTAGCCTGATACACGGCGCCAGCCAGCTGCTGCTTGGCTATCTCCAGTTGTACTGCCGACGTGACAGCATCAACCTCTGCCTTACGTGCCTGGCTCTGAGCCACAAGAGCCTGCCAGTACCCCTGCTCGTTTTGAAGCAGGAACTGGAGTGCGGTACTCATCGATGCTGTTGTCAGCTCGATATAGGCCTTGGTATATTGATCTCCGCTGATCAGCCCCTTTTCGAATTGCTCTTCCAAATGAGCTTTCGTTGAGGACATCAGCTTGTCAAAAGCACCCCCTCCACCCACGATCCCAGTCGTGAGATCTTCCATATTCTTGCTGCCAACGGCGTCATATCTGGGATTTGCCAGTTGATCAGGCAGAGCAAACTCTGCCCCACTCAGGTCAACTGTGGGAACCACGAAGTCCTGACCCAGTTGGGTCAGGATTTCCGCGGCACGATTGGATGCTTCCGTTGCCATCAATTCACTCCGTGCTTACACGCTGAGCGGCTGCCTGCCGTACTGCCAGATCCTGGATCTCGGCTGGGCTCAAAGTGGGCAACACAACCAGGTTGTATTCTGGCACCATGCGAGTTTCGATTTCGTCTCCTCGAGCACCTTTTTTCTTCCGCTTCTGCTGAAACTTCCGTTCCTTCAGATCGTTGAAGATACACTGCTCAATATGGTAACCACGTTCTGTGGCGTCCCCAAAAGGAACCATGCGACGAACTGTGCCCAGGAATTTGTTGGCTACGGTGATGATTTCACCCCGAAGGTCATTCTTCTCCGGGTTCAGGTTGTAAATTTGGCACCGAACCAGAGCGAGCTGCGTCTTCCGCATATTTTCTCGTGTCTGCTGCATAAGCTGCTGTTTTGAGATCAGGGCAATTTTCTGGCTGCTATCCCCGTCATCGTCACTTTCACCTTCCAAGTGATCGGCAATCTTTTTCCGCAGCCCTTTCAGCTTCAGGTTGGGTGCAATCGGAATTCCCATTGTCTTGGCGCGCTCACGAAGCATTTGCAGCTCAAGTTCTTCGTTGTTCTCCGGGGCATCGGTATCAAAATTCTGGTCGGGGTTGGTATCGTTGGCATCCATGTTCATTTTCCTGTCTGCGTCCCCTGTTCAAGGGTGCGTTCATTCCAGGGATATTTCCCATTTTGTTGAGAAGTTCGGGCGAAAGGGGAGCCTAAGCTCCCCTTCCTTTCCATCAGCGATTACTGCGCTGCGACGGTCTTGATCACGGCCAGACGTTCCGGGCGCAGGATCATGGTGCCGTAGTACCACTTGATCGAGCTGAAACCCATTTCTCCGTAGGGATCAGTGCGATCGGCAGTAGCCTCACCCGGCATCTTCGTGGTGATCTTGAACTTCACCGTCTTGCCATCGGTCTGGAAACCGATAGTGGTGAAGCTGCCATCGCCAACAACCAGCATCGGGAAGACGTCGTATTTGTCTCCCGATTCACGGTAGCCGGGGTTCGTGGTCACATCACCACCAACGCCCGCCCAGTGCAGCATCTCAGGAACCACCACAATACGGAACTGATCGACAGTACCGATCTCGCCGTTCATGATCGTGCCTGCATCCGCATACTGGTGCACCGGAACGAAAGCCTGGTTGTTAAAAGGATCAACCATTTTCTTTACAGTCGACTCCAACTCAGTGCCGATATACATCACACGGCCCGAGTTGATCGTCTTGGTGTCAATCATCCGCGAACCAGTGATCACCTTGGTCTGCTTCGGCGTCCGGTTTTCCGTCAGGATCGTGCTCAGGCGCATCAGGTCGTCATACTCGACCACCGAGATGTTCGCGCCTTCACCAGTGATCGTCGCATTCGACACCGCAGCGCCTGCATAGACAGTCACACCAGCACCAGCCAGCAGATCGACCTGAAGCACCGCTTCAGTCAGCTGGGTTGCACCGGTCACCAGCTCACGCGACATGTGGCTGTAGAGGTCGGAGTCACTGTCAAAATCGAACGATTCCTGGGTGAACTCAGTGAAGAAACCCATCTTCGTGATGGATCCGACGCGCTCAATGCGGGTAAACCCCACACGGTTCACGCGGCCACCAGTTTCGGTCAGGGTCGGAAGACGACCATTGATCTTTCCGATGTCCTTCGAAGAACCATAAATGTTGCCATCCACCATGGTGGCGCCAGCAGCATCGAGGCCCTGATCATTCACGTTGCGATCGTCGAGCAAAGGAATGTAATGGTAGACCTTGATTTCCTTGCCGTAGTTTTTCGGCATGGAGGTCACATCCGCCAGAGGAGTAAAGTACATCTCCTTCTTGGCTTCAATGATGGCTTTTTTGTTCCAGAAGTAGGTGTTCATCTGGTTGCCGATGGTGGATTCAGTACCCCCGGCTGGATCGTTGTAAGTAATCATCGTGGTGTCCTGTTATGCTGCTCTCGCCTGCCACGTGCTTCTTAGAGCTTGTTGGCTAGACTGGCGTTTTTCTCGAAATCCTCATCCGACATGGAGAGGGGGTTAAAGTCCGCTGCAACTGGTTTGCGACCAGCTGACTTGGTCGGAGAAGCTGCTCTTGCTCTCTCGTTGTTCGAGACCGTTGTGCGCGGTGCTTTGCGAGTTTCCACGATGCGGCGATCCGGGTTGGGTTGGCCGCCTGATACAGGGGGCGCCCCTCCGTCTGTCACCACCGGGGTCAACCGGCCTTGTGCGTCCATCTCCTTACCAACGGATTCGTAGGCTTGAAGAAACGGCTCATTCCTGAGATATCCCAGGGTTCTGCGACGATCAATTTCAGTTGAGATCTGGTCAAAAATGCCA